TTCTTGGACTGAACGCCCATTATCAGTAAAGCAAATGCAAAACTCCAAGACTTACCTGCTCCACGTCCTCCATAATAAACTTTATATCGAGAAGGTTTAAATAGAGGTTTGAATGGCTTGGGTATCTGTACCCGGTTACTCAATGAATTGAACTTCCAAGCTCAAACCACCATCTACATCCCATTCCTGTCTTTCAACATATCCTCTATCCTTGCCCATCGTCTTAAGATAGAAAATTGTAGAAGGTACGCCACCTCCACGGATTTGATCATGCAATGCTGTCTCAGCAAAGTCGATAGCTTCCTCTCTACACTGTTCAACTGCTTTACGATACTCTGGATCTTCTTTCATCCAGATATAATGAGTGGTTCTGGATGTGCCCGTAGTTTCACAAGCAGGCATAACTACACCTAAAGAATCTTTTAATGCCACGAGCATCATCTTTTTGTTTGTGTCACGTCTTACTGGGTTCTGTGCCATGATTTTAATCTCCGATCAAATATATTTGTTCATCATTATATATCAATTTATCTAAAAATCCCCAGTGAAACCAAAGGTAACGATCTGAGGTAACGTTTTGCAAACCTTAGTTGCTTTATATATAAATCTTTTTTTTTATATATATTTTTTTATTTTTATACAATATCTATTTATTATTTGTTACCTTGTTACCTTTAGTATATAAATAAAGAGAAACATATATAAACAAAGCGTTTCTCTCAGGTAACGAAAAAGGTAACAAAACTTAAAATGTAACGAAACTTTCTCTGATTTCATCATTAGTCATAGAATGCCTCGTCCAAATCCTTCGAGGTTTACCATCTACCTTCACCAATTTTGGGTTTAAATCATAATGTAACTTCTTCATAATGTTCCGAATCGTTGCTTTTGTTACCTCCAATTCTGGATGTTCAAACAAGATTAAATCATTCAAATCACCTTGAGAAACACATTCCTTATTCACATATTGGTACCCTTCCCCGATCAATTCCCTAACCTCTAAAAGCCCATCCATCCCCGCATCTTCTGTAGCAATCATCAATTCTTTATGAGCAGTCATTGGCGCCTGTTTGATGCGTTTGAACTCATCACTAATAGGATATTCCAGAAACCATTTACGAATCTCTGAGCCATAATTATTAATCGAATGGAATAACTTAGCGAAATACTCACCCGATTCCATGCCAACATACTTAGGCATTTCCTCTAAACTTCGAATTGGTGCAAATATAACCCACCATCTACGATCATCCATTCCCAATGGTAAAGCATCTTTATAATTGGTGAAACAGATATAATTCGCTGTGTTATAGGTCATGTAAGGTTTAACACCTTTCTCATTAATCTGTATCATTCTGTCAGTAATAAGAGGCTTTAGGGCGTTTGTTGCTTCATGTCGGTTGTGTCCCTTTACTCTTAACTCTTCCAAAACATTAACAACTACGTTCGTTGCCCATCCGTTAAAGTCTGAGGTAACTTGGGTCGGTGATACCGTACCTACGTTCCTATCGCCTAAGCATGCTCTAAGTAACTCACCAAAGAACGATTTACCTACACCTTGGATTGATTGAATCACTGGTGACCACAGCATACGCTTACCTGGATGTTGTATTTGAAATGCCATCCACTGAAGGAATATGTCTGTATCCTCGTCGGTTGTACAGATGAATTTGATGTGTTTCTTAACAGTTTCAATAGCTTCTTTGCCTTCCTCCGTGTATTCTATTGCTTCTACGGGTAATGTCTTTGGGTTAAACACATTAAACAACGTACGGCCTTCAAGTTCAACAGTTGTCTCCTCAACACCTGGTAAATATGCGATTGCGTCTACCTTATTAACAAAGCCATGATCAGATACATATTTAGAGGCTGAAGGTTTTGTGCCAGAGTCACTAATCGGTATATATTTACCATTCTCAACATTAAATGACTCAGCTTTATGTATGCCACAAGTTTTAAGGTCCATATAACCACAATGACTATTGACGTAAATCCAACCATCACACCATTTAGGCTTTTCATTTTCATCTACCAATTCACCTTCAGCTACTTCTTTACCGATCATCATTCGAATGTTACCAATAGGCATACGCACATCGGATAACATCTTAATGCGGTCTTGAATCGCCTTAGCTACTTTCTCTCGATTAAATCGATTCAGATCAACTTTCTTAATTGAAGGTATTAGGTCGAACTCTAATTCCTTCTCACTTGAGTTCTTAACCTTATCTAAAATCTCTCTTACTTCTAAAGCTTCTGCATCATAATCAACCTCTTTAGCCATATAACTAACAGTGCCAAGAGTGATTCCTCCACCAGAAGTAAATGATTCCCAACGTTTAGCTGTTTCATCTTCTTTATAATTAGTACCGCCCCTGCTCCACTCTTCCCATAATGCAAGACCATTGGTAGGATGCCAGTGATGTAAAGCCATACCGATGCGAACCCATTCATCATTTGGTACAGATGGATCAAGTTTGCTAAGGATTTCTAAAACCTTTTCCTCAGGCATACCGTCATCGCCGATAAGTCCTTCAAAGTCTCCTAGCACACCCGTACTTGAACTTTTATTGTTGCCTTTTGATAATAGATTAATAAGCGACTTAGGTGCTTTAGATTGTTTAAACTCACCGAAGATGTCTTCGCTCCATTGATAGGTACCAACCTCAGTTGATCCACCAACAATAACACATTGAGTGCCTTGAGTTAAGAAGTCAATACCTGGATATTTCTTAAGATTCTTTTTGAAACTTTTTCCAATATCTTTATCTGGAACGTATAAATAGATATGAAAGCCACCACTAGGTGTTAACACTGTTGGCTCTAAATCTAACTTCAAATCGGAGACTAAATGCTTAAAACTATCCTCACCACCGTTACGCGGATCTACATCTATCACCAGATCCTTTTCACTTATAACCCAGCCGAGATTACCTTTATGACTGAAGATTCTTTCCTCATCGATCTTTTTCTTTGTCCAGTTATCTACTATTGGCCTTTTGCCTGCTAACACTGTCAGCTGCTTCCCTGAAGCTAGATACTGGCGTATCGTAGAATTATTTGTCATTATTCCCCTCGGTTAATGTTCTGTGTTATCTATCTGAGACTCATTGATGTATTTACTAACCGCGCAAAGCGTTGCTACTGTATAATTCGCCTTTACGCCTTCAGCTAATTTCTTAAGTGTTGGATAAGATATACCGGTAGCGTCTTTCACTGCGTATAACCTTTTATCTTTTAGTCCTTTTTGTATTTGTTCAAAAGACATTAAATTTTCGTACATAAAACTCCTGTGTTGTGGTGGAAAGTGCTATTATAAATTAACTATTTGAGAAATAAAAATTATTTTTTGTAAAATAGGGTTTACATATTGTCAAATGATGATACAATGGTCCCAACATCAACAATAAAACTAAAAGGAAATAAAATGAAAACATTAACAAAACAAGAACAAAAAGCTTATGACTTCTTACTTGAGTCAGGTGTAACACTTAAAGATATAATCGAAGTAGTTATTGAATCTAACGGTATTACTGGGGTGGGTCTTATCTCACTTCAAGCAGATATCACCAAGCAAATCGATTCCCACAACATCTCAAAGTTTTCAGAAGAAGCTATGATGAGTATGTAATGACTATTCAAGAAAAAGAAATTAGAAACCTAAATAAGATCATCGCCATTCAGGGCGATATGTTAAAGATGCACAAAGATGTTTTAATCCCTATGTATAAACATCGTATTAAACAGCTTGAGGATAACATTGAGGAATTATTGAAATGAGCTATTACAAATGTCCTACAGGCAAAGGTTACCAATATGTCATGCATTTCAAGGACTATGTAAAATATGGTTTCGATAAATCCAAAGCATGGAAAGAAGATCACAATCCGCCGATCTATCCAGATTGCAAAAGAGAAATTAATTATAAATAAAAGGAGTAACTAAAATGTCACTAGAAAATAAAATCGAATTGCTAACTAAAGCAATTATGGATCTAACCGAAAGAATGGATTCAAATCAACCCCCTACCGGGACTGATAAAATCGTAGCAGAAAAATTGATCGAAGTTTCAGACCAAGTTATTACTGCTAAACAGGTTAAGGAATTAGCCAAAGAACAAATGTCTAAAGGAATTAAACGTACTACGATCAAAGAACTTATCGTTGAACTTAAAGCAGAATCAATTGCTGATCTTAATGATGAGGGTTTATCATCGTTATATAAACGCCTTGGTAGCTTATAATGGAT